CACATTGTAGATTTATTGGCGGTATCTGATTGGTATGGCGTATCTCATAACATTGACATTGCAAAAGGAATGTACAGGGGTTGCAGAAACTGGGATGACGTAAAAAAACAAGTGAAAAGAGTAAAGGAATCTAAAGCATACACAAATGGCTGAACAAAAGATACTCATATCTATACAGATAAAAGATGATGGAAGTCCTAAACTAAAGAAAGTTGAAGGTGCTTTAAAAGGTGTGTCTAAAGAAACACAAAAGCTAAATGAACACGAAAAACAGAGAGAGGCACTTCAGCAAAAAATAATAAAAGCTACTTCAAAAGAAGCTGTTGAATTAAAGCAATTAGAATTACAACTTCAACTCGCAAACAAAGAAACTACCGAAGCTGCTAAAGCAGCTATAAATGCTGCCGAAGGTCAGGATATGTTCGGTAAATCAGTTGGAGGGACAACAAAGGGATTAAAGCAAAATAGGGCGCAGTCTGGTCTTAATAACGCTATACTTATTGAGATGGGTCGTACCGCATCTGATGCTCAATATGGGTTTCAGGGTATGGCTAACAACATTGGTCGTTTAGTTGAGTTAGGTCAAGAGTTTACTCGTACTGGCGCAGGAGGATTAAGAGGTGCTTTATCTACTCTTGGTAAAAGTATAATGGGTACTGGAGGTATCTTAATTGGTGTTCAGTTACTAATATCATTTTTACCTACTCTACAAAAGAAGTTTAAGGAATTAAGAAAGGATTCTAATGACTTAAATGATGTTTTTAAAGATGCTTCGGGTACAGTTTCAAATACAGCAGGAAAATTTGAAGCATATATAGCCACAATACAAGACGCAACTACAAGTCAGAGAGAATTTGATAATACTGTACGTGCATTAGAAAAAGATTTTCCAAGATATACAACTCAATTAAAAATTAACGGTATATCTATTGAGGATGTTAAAAATAAAACTCAAGCTGCTACCCTAATAAATGATGCTTATAGAAATTCTATATTAGAAACTGCAATGGCAAGAGCATCACAGTCTGCCATTGAAAAAGAAGCGGCAGCAATTTATCAAGCACAAATAGATGCTAATTTAAAATTGCAAGAAAAATATGATATTACTCTTGAAGATGGTAGAAAGGTTTTAGCTAAATATAATCAGGTATTGGCAGATGCACCTAAAATTGGAAGGGCAAGGCAAAAATTTATAGATGATAGTATAAGTCTTGAAGAAAGAAGGATAGCTGGTATAGTAAAATCATTAGACAAAGAAGTGGTTAAAAGAAATGAAACTATACAATTTTTACTTCCAACATACGAAGCAGAAAAACAACAAATAGAATCAGTAAGTGCCTTAAAAAGAGAGGGTATTAACTTAACTGTGCTTGAAGGTAAAGCTACAATAGAAACAAACAACGCTGTTACTGATAATTTAAGTCAAAATGTAAATGCAAGAATAGAATTAACGGAAAGGGAGAAAAGAGTAAAGATAAGGGCTATAAAAGCGCAACAGCAAATGGAATTATCCTATGCAAATACCGCTAAAAATTTATCAAATTTATTTAAGGCACTTGGAGAAGAAAATAAGGGACTTCAAATAGCAGGTGTTGTAGCTGAAGCAGCAGCAAATATATCTAAAATAATAACTAATACTCAAGCTGCTAATGCTATTGCTAAAGTAATGTCTCCTTTAACAAATGGTCAACCATTTGTTACATTAAATAAGATAAGCGCAGGTCTCGGTATAGCAACTTCTCTTGTTTCGGCAAGAAACGCAATAAAAGATATAAGGTCTGGAAGTTTAGGAGGAGGCGGTAGCGCTGGTGCTGGTGGTGGCGGTACTACAATTCAAGCACCCGACTTCAATGTTGTTGGCGCATCTCAAACATCACAATTAGCAGAGACTGTTGCAGCACAACAATCAAAACCAGTAAAAGCATTTGTGGTTGGAAAAGATATATCAACGCAACAAGAGTTAGATAGAAATATAACAAACACCGCATCATTCGGTTAATTTAATAGTATGAAGGTAATAGAATTATTTATAGACGAAGAAGGATTATTGTCTGGCATTGATGCTATATCAATAGTAGAACAACCTGCAATAGAAGAAAACTTTATTGCGCTCAAGGAAGATATAAAGGTAGAACTTGCAGACGTTGATAAAGATAAACGTATCTTAATGGGTGCGGCACTTGTTCCTAATAAGAAGATATACAGAAGGGATAGAGAAGATGAGTATTATATATACTTCTCTGAAGATACCGTTCGTAGAGCATCTGAACTATTCTTGATGAAAGGAAATCAAAACAGGTCAACTCTTGAGCATCAAGCAGAACTATCGGGAATGTCTGTTGTGGAATCTTGGATTGTAGAAGATGAAACACACGATAAATCTCGTAAGTATGGATTGAATATGCCTGTTGGTACTTGGATGGTGTCAATGAAGGTAAACAACGAAGATGTTTGGAAAGACTATGTTAAGACAGGTAAAGTAAAAGGATTCTCTATTGAGGGTTACTTTACAGATAAAGTTGCTATGTCTATGATGCAGCAAGAAGAAGATGCTGCTGAAGTGCTTTTAGAGATTGCAGATAGTATTGAAACTGGTAAATTGAATCTAAAAACATACGGAGACTACGGTAGTGGCGTAAGAAATAACGCCAAGAGAGGTATTGAACTAAACAAGAAGGTAAATAACCGTTGCTCAACCTCTGTGGGGAAAATAAGAGCGCAGCAGTTGTCAAGGGGTGAAAAATTAAGTTTATCCACGATTAAGAGGATGTATTCATATCTCTCAAGAGCAGGAGAGTATTATGACCCAAGCGATTCAAAAGCGTGTGGCACTATCTCATACCTACTGTGGGGTGGTAAAGCTGGACTTGCTTGGAGTAGAGGTAAGTTAAAAGAATTAGGAGAGATTGAATTAGCGTCTAAAAAGATTGATGATAGACTTGCTTATGACACGAAAGAACAAGCATTGCAAGTAGCTAAAGACATTGGATGTGAAGGTTATCACGTTCACAATGTAGATGGTCAAGAATGGTATATGCCTTGCAAAGAACATAAATTAGCTGAATACGATGACAAAGGAAGAATTAAGCGAAGCAAGAAAGCACCAAAATCCGATACTCCGAATCCTAATCCAAAACGAGGAAGCAAACGCAATCCAAAGGGTGCTGCTGGGAAGTCGAGGGGAGTTACTGTTCCCGACAGAGTGTTAAAGTCATTGCAGAAAAAAGCTGATGACTTTAATGAGAAGTATAAATCTAAAAAGGGTTATGGAACTACTGTTGGGCAACTGAAGTCGGTATATCAGCGTGGTGTTGGCGCATATCAAACATCTCACAGTCCTGCTGTAAAGTCAGCCGAGCAATGGGCGCAAGCACGTGTAAATGCCTACATATACCTTCTAAAGAATGGTAGACCGCAAAACGCTAAATACACTACCGATTATGATTTACTGCCAAAGAAACATCCTAAATCAAGTAAAAAATGAAAAGTAAAGAAACAGTAGGAAGACAAGTTCCAAGTAATTCAAGACGTGGATGCTTGTGTAAAAACGGAAAGACATATTCAAGAAGATGCTGCGATGGCACTTTAAGAGCGCAAGGGATAGGTAAAATAAACGCCTGAAAATCTAACAGTACAAAGCATACTTGTTATTTTATTAAATATAATTGTTAATTAACATAAATTATGGAGAGCAAAGCTACAAACATTTTAAATGATATTATGCAAAAACTCTCTGCTATTACTGCGGAAGAAGTAAAAGAGGTTGAGAACATTGAAGTTCAAGCTGAAGAAGTTACCGAAACTCCAGAAGTAGAGGAAGTTGCATTATCTGAAGATTCTGCTGAAGTAGAAGAAGCTACTGAAGATGAAGTAGAAGTTTCTTCAGAAGATAACTTAACTGAAGAAGTTGAACTATCTAAAGAAGATACTACTGAATTAGAAGAAGATTCTGAAGAAGTAGAACTAATGGAAGGTTATGTAAAAGAGGAGGATTTTAACTCTAAAATTGCAGAACTTGAAGATATGATTAAGTCTATCAAGGAAGATATGATGGTTGAGTACAATAAATACGAAGAAGAAAAGAAAGAACTTTCTTCTCAAGTAGAAAAGCTATCTGCTGAACCAGCAGCCGAGCCAATCGCACACGCCCCATCAGAAAAAAACGAAGAAAAAGAGGTGGTTAAATTCGGTCAGAATCGCCCTGCTAATACACTTGACCGAGTATTTTCTAAATTAATATAAAATGAGTAATCAAAAAGTAAATTTATACGCTGGTAATGGTTCTGTTGACACTATTACTTCAACTTACGCAGGAGAGTTTGCAGGGAAATATATTTCTGCTGCTCTTTTGACTGGAAAAACATTAGCTGAAGGTGCTATCACTATCAAACCTAATGTAAAGTTCAAAGAAGTTGTAAAGAAAGTTGCTTCAACTAACTTTATCGCTAATGCTTCTTGTGATTTCTCTGCTACTGCTGATGCACTAACTCTTACAGAGCGCATCCTTCAGCCAGAGGAGTTTCAAGTAAACCTTGAACTATGTAAAAAAGATTTCAGACAAGACTGGGAAGCTGTACAAATGGGATATTCTGCATTTGACAAGTTACCTTCTTCTTTCGCTGACTTCATTTTAGGACACGTTGCTGCAAAGGTAGCTGAAAAGACTGAACAAAACATCTGGGGTGGTGTAAACGCCAACGCTGGAGAATTTGACGGTCTTACAGTACTTGCTGCTGCTGATTCTGATGTAAATGATGCTGCTAATGGTAGTCAAACTTCATTCACTTCTTCTAATATCGTAACACTTCTTGGGAATGTAGTTGATTCTATTCCATCTGCTGTTTACGGTAAAGAAGATTTAACTATATACCTTCCAACTGTTGCGCTTCAAGCGTATGTACGTGCATTGGGTGGATTTGGTGCTTCTGGTCTTGGTGCTGCTGGTACTAACGCACAAGGTTCTCAATGGTATAATATGGGCAATGCTTTAGCATTTGAAGGTATCAAAATCCAACATGCGCCTGGTATGCCATCTGACCACATTGTTGCAGGAGAAGCATCTAACATCTACTTCGGTACAGGTCTATTAAGCGACCACAACGAAGTAAAAGTAATCGACATGGCTGACCTTGATGGTAGCCAGAATGTACGTGTAATCATGCGATATACAGCAGGTGTACAGTACGGTATCGGTTCTGACTTGTCTTTATTGACTTTAGCATAGTAATTGTTTAATCGAAAGGGGTAGTTAAACCTGCCCCTTTTACTAAAAAAAAATAGATATGAGTTGTACTTTAAACGCAGGTAGATTAACGCCCTGTAAAGACAGTCTTGGAGGAATTAAGAATTTGTATTTAGTTGATTTTGGAGACCCAACATTCGCAATAAATGAAAATGGAAGCGATGAGATTACTGATATTACTGGAAGTTTCCAATATGCAAAGTATGAGGTAAAAGGAGATGCTTCAATGGAGACTACACTTACTTCTTCAAGAGAAAACGGAACAACATTCTTTGAGCAAAACATTACTGCTAATTTAAGAAAGTTAACTAAAGAGGATAACAAAGAGTTAAAGTTAATGGCTTATGGAAGACCTCACGTTCTTATCCAAACAAGAGATGATAAATTTTTCTGGGTAGGTGTTGAAAATGGATGCGAAGTAACTGGTGGTACTGCTGTAACTGGGACTGCGCTTGGAGACTTACAGGGATATACTCTTACGCTACAAGCTATGGAAAGGTTTTATCCTAATGAGTTTGTAACAACTACACCTCCAACAGATGCTGACCCATTTGTAGGGATTGGTGGTACTGCTACTTCAGTATCGACTAATAATATGCCAACCTAATAAATTCAATAGGGTTGTAAATTTAATAGGGGGTTGCTTATGCGACCCCTTTTTTGTATATTTGAAACAAATAAAAGTTTCATTGTTACTTTAGTATGCATATACTGACAACATCAACAACACCACAAACAATAAAGGCGATACTACGTTCATCTCCTGCCTCTGTTGATGTACTTATTTACGATAAATCAGAAAGAGAAACCTCAACTGTAACTGCTGATAACATTACAAGTACTGATGGCATATCTACAATAACTATAACATTAAGCGGTGCTAACCAACTAAAAGAAGGCAGGTTCTACTCTATCACAGTAAAAGATGGAAGTGATGTAGAGTACAAAGGAATGGCTTTCTGTACAGACCAGACAGACTATAATAAATATGAGACTGGTAAGGATGATTACACAGAAGAAACTTCTTACGATAACGAGTTTATAATTATATAATGGCTAAAAAGGTAAGACATTACGCAAAGAAAAGACCCACTATGGAAAAGAAAGAGGACGGGAAAATACATATAGTACAACTTGGTTCTTATTCAAGACCAGAGATTAAAGAGTACTATAATGATGATTTCGTTGCCTATGGCGAGGACAATGATTACTTCAATTATCTTATAGATAGATACAACGGAAGTCCTACAAACAATGCTGCAATAAATGGTATATCTGAAATGATATACGGTAGAGGTCTTGATGCTACTGATAGCAAAGAGAATGAAGCCGACTATAAGGAGATGAAAGAACTCCTGAAGAAGAATGTAGTTAAAAGAGTGTGCCACGACTTTAAAATGATGGGTCAAGCTGCAATGCAGGTAATTTACACCAAAGACCGCAGTAAAATCGCTCAAGTAGAGCATATACCAGTTGAGACGTTAAGAGCCGAGAAATGCAACTCTAAAGGCGAAATAGAGGCATATTACTATCATTCTAATTGGTCTGAAGCAAAACCGAATGACAGTTTAAAGAGAATACCTGCTTTTGGTTTCTCTAACTCTCCTATTGAGATACTTTACATTAAACCATATCGTGCAGGATTTAAGTATTACAGTCCTGTTGATTATCAAGGTGGATTACAGTATGCAGAACTTGAAGAAGAAATTGCAAACTATCACATCAATAATATTCAGAATGGATTAAGTCCATCAATGCTTATTAACTTCAATAACGGTACGCCTGATGCAGAACAAAGGGATGCTATTGAAAGAAGCATTATCAATAAGTTTAGTGGTAGTTCTAACGCAGGAAGGTTTATCTTGGCGTTCAACGATAGTAAAGAACTTGCAGCAACTATTGAACCTGTACAGCTATCGGATGCACACCAACAGTATCAGTTCTTGTCTGACGAGAGTATGCGTAAGGTAATGGTATCACACCGTATCGTATCGCCTATGCTTGTCGGCATTAAAGACACATCTGGTTTAGGTAATAACGCCGAAGAATTACAGACCGCTTCTGTACTTATGGACAACACCGTAATCAGACCAATGCAGGTAACTATTCTTGATGAGTTTGAAAAGATACTTGAATATAACGGAATCGAATTAGACATCTATTTTAAGACGCTACAACCGCTTGAATTTACTGACTTGACTAACGCTATTAGCGAAGCAGAGATAGAGAAGGAAACAGGCATTAAAAAGGATATAGAGGAGGAAGTTAAGGAAAAGGTAGAAGAACAAATTGAAAACGTAGAATAATGCCAACAGCTATATTTATAAAAAGAGATGACCTTGTAAAAAATACTGCTTTAAACGGTAGTGTTGATACAGATAAATTTATACAGTTTGTTAAGATTGCACAAGAGATTCACATTCAGAACTATTTAGGAAGCGACTTGTACGACAAGATTAGCGCAGACATAATTGCTAACACTTTAACAGGCGATTATTTGGAGTTAGTAAACGATTATGTGCAACCAATGCTAATTCATTACGCTATGGTTGAGTATCTGCCTTTTGCAGCTTATACTATTGCAAATGGTGGCGTTTACAAGCATAACTCTGAAAATAGTAGTCTTGCGGTAAAAGAGGAGATTGACTCTCTTACAGCAAAGGAGAGGGATTATGCCGAGTATTATACACAAAGATTTATTGACTACATGAGTTTTAATGCGCCAAGTAAATTCCCAGAGTATTATAGCAATAATAACGAGGAGATATATCCTGATAAAAACGCTTTATTTAACGGATGGATGCTGTAAGTAAATATAAACCAAAGAAGGATAACGAAATAAAATTAAAGTGTTACTTAAATAAAGAGCAAGATGCCAAACGAAATATATCACAGAAGCGAGTGGGGAAAACCTAAACCTTTAGGTTGGGGTGACATTTATTTTGATGCTGATGCAACAAACGAACTGTATAAGCGTTCTGATAATTACGAAAACTCTGATGGCACAGACGAGATATTAAGAGATATATCTAACAAGGCAAGTATTGTTTTAACTCCTACTGCTTACGATAATGGCTCTATAAATACTGTTATACCTACTTATGGTATTGGTAGTGAACTTGTTACTAATGGTACGTTTGACACAGATAGTGATTGGACAAAAGGAACAGGGTGGAGTATTAGTGGTGGTAAAGCTGTTGCTGTTTTAGCAAATAATACGCTTTTAAATCAAAATCAAACTACTACTTTAAACAAAATATATAAAGTAGTTTATACAATAAGTGATTATGAAAATGGTAATGTAAGGTTTCAATTTAGTGGTGGAGGTGGAAGTACTATTGGTACGTTTAGAAATTCAAACGGTACATATACCGAATATATAAAATCTTTATTTAACCATACAATTTATAGATTTAAAGGTTTAGCTTCTGCTGGAGGTTTTACTGGTAAAATAGACAACGTAAGCGTAAAAGAAGTAACGGAAGCCGACTTTGACTTTACAAGAGGTTCAAGTGCTACAAGAGTAAACGAGAAAGGACTTATAGAAGATGTACAGATATTAAGTGGAGAACTTGTACAGAATGGGGACTTCGAAGAAATAGGTAGTGAACTTATTACCAACGGAAACTTTGATACAGATAGTAATTGGTTAAAGGGTGCAAATTGCACCATAGAAAACGGAAAAGCAAAATACACTAATTCTCCAACGGGTAACGGATTTCTTCAATCTAATTTCTTGACTGTTGGAAAAACATATAAAATAACTTTTACTGTTAGTGATTTTTCTTTAGGTCTGGTAAAAATTAGATACCCTTTTAATTCTTCGAATACTATAACTTCAAACGGAACATATACTGAATATGGTGTAGCTATATCTGATGATTTATTCTTCCAGTGTATAGGAACTACAACTCTATCAATAGACAACGTATCAGTAAAAGAGGTAGGACAGAATTGGGTTTTTGGAGATGGGTGGTCAATGGGCGATGGTAAAGCTATTGGAGATGGTACAATGGTTTCTAATGTTCTTGAACAAGACTATGACTTTGTTGACGGAAGTTTATATAGATTTACATTTACTATTAAAGATTACGTAAGTGGTTCGGTATTTATAAGACAACCTTTTGATGGAAGTGCAGATGCTGTAAGTGGAAATGGCACTTATACTTTTGATTATGTAGTAGGTTCAACTAATTCATTAAAATTTAGAGGCAATAGTTTTATAGGTTCAATAGACGATGTATCTTTTAAATTAATAACAGACGATACAGACATCCCAAGAATAGATTACACAAGTGGATTTGGTAGTTGGTTATTAGAGCCACAGTCAACGAATTTAGTTACTTATAGTGATGCATTAACTTATTTTAATGTACAAACAAATGCTACTACTTCATCTGTAAGTATCACAAACCCAAAAGACGAAAGCGGTGCTATAAAATATATTCCTGATAGCGGAACAGGTGGAAACAGAAGTATTCAAAGGAACTTGAGTGGATTAAGCGGATTACACACAATTTCTGTATTTGCTAAAAAAGGTGAGTTAAGGTATTTATTTTTAAGAATGAGAAACTCGCCTTCTGATATGGCTATTTTTGATTTACAAGACGGTGTTGTGTCTGACACAAAACAAACAACTCAATTAGTTGCTAATAGTCCTAAAATAGAAAACTACGGTAATGGTTGGTATAGGTGTAGTGCTACATTCGACCCAAGTGGTTCTAATACAGCAGGTCAATTAATTTTCAGTTTTAGTGCAGATAATATAGGTTCTGATACATTTAACTTTGACGGAGATGGAACTTCGGGATTATTTTTATGGGGTGCGCAATTAGAACAAAATTCCTTTGCCACTTCATACATTAAAACAGAGGGTTCAACCGTAACACGCTCGGCTGAAACAGCAAACAATAGCGGTAATGCTGACCTGTTTAACGATAGCGAAGGGGTTTTGTACGCCGAGATTGCAGCACTTGCGAATGATAATACAAATAGAATTTTTGGTATTAGCGATGGAGGAGATTTTAATAATTCTGTATTATTAAGGTATTCAAGTGTTTCAAATACAATAACTGCGCAGGTTAGGCTGGGTGGAGTTTATCAATGTACTTTAAACTACATAACAGACACAACTCTATTTAGTAAAGTAGCTTTTAAATATAAAGCAAATAATTTTGAATTATATGCAGATGGTTTTTTACAAAGTGAAGACACAAGCGGTGGAACTATCAATGGTTTAGATGAACTTAGTCTTTCATTTGTAGCAGGTAATCTGTTTTTTGGTAAAGCAAAAGAACTTGCAGTATTTAAAGAAGCATTAACAGATGCAGAGTTGGAAAGTTTAACAAGTTGGGTCAGCTTTACACAAATGGCTACTGATTTAGAATACACTTTAGAATGATATACGACAAAGCATCTTTAGCGCAAATACCAAGTGGAGTAGGAATAAATACACTATTTTCTGTTGTGCCTAATACAAGCGCAGGGGACTTTGCGTATTCAGGTGCTACTAATGGTACACGAGTAAACAAAGATGGTCTTATAGAAACCATACCTGCTAACGTGCCAAGACTTAACTATAACTTTATAAACGGAGTAGTACAAGACGATCCTACGCTGTTGTTAGAGCCACAGAGGACTAATTTAATTGAATATAGCGAGGATTTTTCTCAATCATATTGGAATAAAACTTTGATATCTGTTACAGCAAACGATAGTGTTTCGCCTGATGGTTCTGTTACGGCTGATAAAATAGTAAGTGGTAATTCAACAGGCTTTCACTTTTTTGGACGAACAGGATTAACTTATTCTGCAACTGATAACACATTTAGTATTTTCGCTAAATTTACAGATGACCTATTTAAGCAATTTCACTTTGTTATTTATGATGGCTCAAATCATTTTGTTTTTTTTGATGTTAAAAACGGAAACGTAATTTCTGCTGATAGTGGCGTAACAGCTTCTATGATTAACTATGGTAATGGTTGGTATAGATGTATAGCTTCGTATCAAACAGCACCAACTTCTGCAGGTCAGATTAAAGTAGAGTTAGGCGATTCTACAAATGTTACAGGCGATGGTTCAAGTGGTATGTTGTTTTGGGGTATTCAGTGGGAAGTGGGAAGCTACCAAACATCGTACATTAAAACACAAGGCGAAACTAATGGTGTAACTCGTTCAGTAGATAATGCTCAAATTGCAAGTGGTGCAGAAGGCATAATAGGCAGTCAAAACGAAGGTACGTTGTTTATAGATTTAGAAATACCATACGATACTACTTTAACTGATTATTTTCAGTTTTCAATATCTGACCAAAATGCACTTGATAATAGGGTGTTTATAAACTTTAGAAGTGGTGAAGCAAAATTTCAAGTGTTTTCAGGTAATCCAACTGTGGGTGTTGGTTTTTGCAATACACCTACACCAAAAAACATAAGGTTGAAAATTGCAGGAAGCTACGAAACTGACAACTTTGTGTTGTTTAAAGATGGGTTTCTTGCAGACGATATAGACACAGGTGGAACAGTTAATTTTACCACACAAATGGAAAGTATAAGGTATGCTGACCAAGGAAACGGTTTAAAGTCTCAAGCTAAAGTATACCAAACAATGTTTTTCAAAGAGGCATTAACACAAGACGAATTAGAAACACTAACGAGTTATAGGAGTTTTAACGAAATGGCTACACAACAATTATATATAATAGAATAATGGCAAATACATTTAATTTAGGAAATGGCAGTTGGGCGCAAAAGATAGATTC